ACTGGATTAATTGAAAATGTACCTACATTTGCAGGATTAGTATTACTAATAACAAATTCACCTGCTACTTCTGCATTACCAATTGTATAATTGTAACCTAAGAATGTAGCATTACCGCCACCTAATGTCACAGCACTACCATTTGCATAATTAACTGCGAATGTATTACCTGGTAAAGTTAAATTACCAGCAGTGTCAAACGTCCAAGTTTGGGCTGTATTTGACGAATCAGTGATAATGTCAAGATTGGCAGCGATACTGACGGTGCTGTCTACGATACTATTGAGTTGGATATAAGTGTCAGTAGTGGGTTGTGCCTTAAGAATCAAGGTATTAGCGGCTGCACTGCCCGTAATGTCGCCCGCTAACGTAATGTCACCCGGTGTAGTCAATGTACCAATGTTGTCAAAAGTCCATTCTGCTGCACCGTCATCTACATTAATTATAACATTACCGTTTGCTGTTGGGATGCTGACTTCAGTTAATCCGTTTGTTATATTAGTACCAGCACTGTCAACAGGACCAAATGAGCCATTGCCTCGTAATGCATTCGCTGCATTACCGTCTAAATTAATTACTGCAATATTTCCTATACCTGAAACATTTGCAACTGCTACAAGATTTGCAATATTTGCCACGTTAGCATTTGTTGCATTTGTTGCATTGGTGGCAAATGTAGCATTAGCGACAGATTGATATGATAAATTAGCCCAAGTATTAGCTCCATCACCATATTTTAAACGTAATGTATCTGTTTCTAGCCCTGGTTCACCTGCTGCTAATATAGGATTTTCTGATGTCCAGTTTGCTGCTGTATCTCGTCTTAGTTTGATTATTGTTGTCATTTTATTTTTCCTGTTAACTACCTGTAGCGTCGCCGCCGTCTATTATTAAATCTAATAATGGATTGTATTCTGTAAAGGCATTTCCACCTTCATATGCAAATTCATATGCACCTAAGTACATAGCTAATGCGGAACTCCAACGATCACCAGTATAGACATAGGTAACTGTATTGTCCCCTGTGAATATTTGACCATTTGTTGGATTTTGCGGAAATTGTAGTGCCATTTTTATATCCTATTTAATATTTATCGTATTTTTGGTATCCTAATCACCCACTTATCCATCGTGCCTGGAACCAAGACCTACTATCATATTGGGCCCTTGAAAGTGCTGCCCCACCAACATTAATAATGTTTATATAATCAGTTGAACCATTTAGATAGATGATTTTTGTTACCTGTTGGGCCACTGCATTGAAACTACCGGCCGCAGCCACAATGTCGAGATTTTTCTTAATCGCCAGACTTGCTTCAGAATTTCTATAAACATCATAACTGGCAGTGATTTCCCAGTAACCAGCCTTCTGTGGTGTGAATGTATAAGTTGAAGTATTGAACCACGCACTTGATACATTGACATTACTGCTCACAACGCTGTATCTACAAGGATCTTCAGTAAAACTACCTGGTAAGGTGTAAGTTTCATTTGCATATGCTTCAAGAAAATAAAGCGATAAATTTTGACCCACAACATTACCAGTTACACTTAGATTACCACCTAATATGTTGCCTGTCGCACTTACATTATTTCCTGTGAATAAATTACCACCGGTAATATTACCGGTTGCACTTATGTTATTTCCTGTAAATAGATTACCACTAATACCTACTCCACCTGCAACTGTTAAAGCACCTGTAGTAGTATTTGATGAGTTTGTATTAGCTGTGATTTGAAAAGTTTGCAAAGAGTGGTTAATTCTACCAAATATGTTGCCTGTTTGAAATCCACCAGTAGCAAATATTATATCATTAGTGTTACCTGTATCTCCAGTGGCTAAAACTAAATTACCACCATAACTACCAGCTTGTGCCTGTACAAAAATATATCCGTCATTAGGACCAGTGATCGTGTAATTAGCATCATTAAAGGCAGAACTAGTGAAACCCATGTCTATCCAACCACCACTGTCTGTGCCATTATCGGCTTGTGCTACCCAATCACTTGAACCTGTGTCACTAGAATTTATTATTAACGCTTGTATGTAATCAGCACCAACTTGTTTACCAACAATTACAGGATTATTAAATGCAGTTAAACTTGCACCTGGACCAACATATAAATGATTATTTCCTACAATATTACCTTGTGCGCCTATACCACCTGCTGTTTGAATTGATCCTGAACTAGGTGATATAGATTCAGTATTTGCAGTTATAATTAAATTTGCTGCACGAATATTACCAGTAACACTAAGACTAGATAAATTACCAACACTCGTAATGTTAGGTTGAGCATTTGTTGTAACTGTTGCTGCAGTAGAAACAGTCACACCTGTTAATTGACTACCATTACCTTTAAAATATGCAGCATGAATATTAGCTAATGCATTTACATTACCAGCTACACTTAAAAATGATAATGTACCCAAACTTGAAATATTCGGCTGTGCTGCAGTTGTAACTGTGTTAGCTGTACTTGCATGAGTTGCATTTGCCACTGTGCCTGTAACATTTGCTCCAGTGATGTTGGATAAACTTGAACCTTTACCAATAAAGAAATTAGCACTTACGTTGCCACTGTAGGTTGGCAAATATGCTGCAACATTGCTGTTTCCATAACCTATACCTGTTGCAGTTGTTAATACTGTTCCGTCTGGGAAAGTAATAGTATTAGCAGACATGTCAGGATTAGGCAATACAGCAGGACTTAAATCTACCCAACTATTCCCATCGTAGTTAATATAGGCACGACCTTCATCACTATCAAACCATAAATGACCTTGTGGTAAATTAGGAGCAGAATTACCTATGTATATTGGGATATCATCTGCCCAAAATAAATTACCTGTACCATCAGTAGTCAAATAATTATTTGCGTTACCGCCTGTTATTTTTATCTTAGAAACATTTCCTAAATTAACTTGTGTGCTAGATATTGTGACTACGTTAGCAACACTGTTACTACTAAATGTTATATTACCGTTACTATGTACAATAACATTACTGTTGCCATTATAGATAGAACCAGCTACGTTTGGATCAGGATCTACCCAACGTACATTACCAGCACCATCCGTTGTTAAAACCTGTCCGTTGGCCCCACCTGATAAGTGAAAATTGTTAAGGTTAGTTTGTATATTAGCAAATAGATTTCCAGTAACATATAAATTACCACGCAATTGTAGTCGTGATGTTGATTCTGTATAAGTTAAATTACTACTACCACCAAACCCACGTGCGTTATTAAATTGAATCTGTCCGTTTGCACCGCCAGCACTATTTAAGATTTGTAGTTGTGGATTATTATCTAAATTATTCTGTAGGTATGTAGCAACAAGTGTGTTTGTATTGTTTGCGTTCTGCTGTACACTTATGACATTGGCGGTATTGCCTAACCCATCTGTGTCGTTTATAAATGTATACGGACTTGGTTTTGTTGCCATTTTATTTCCTTATTATGCTACTTTAAAAAGTTGAATATACGATTGTTGATATCCTTGACCAATTGGTAAAGTAAATTGCGGAGTAACGACCCCTGTGATACTACCGTTTACTTGAATTGCCAACGTCGTTAAACCTGATAAAGTAAATTGCCCTACACCTATTGTTCTTCCAACTGAAATATTTTGTATAGTAAAATTAGTATCTACGTTTTGTAAACGCATGTAAATTTGTGTAATAGTTCCATTAGGAACTACATTAACATTAGTTTCATAAACATAGGTACCTGCTGGTAAATCAAATGAGTTTCCATCAATAACTGCACCAATTGTATTTCTATCAAAAGTATCGAACGGAATAGTTTGCCAAATATTTTGATTCCATGTTACAGTTGAACCACCACGTCTACTCAGAATTACGCATGGTGCTCCTGTACTTCTTACAAAACCAGCTGTTGCAATTTGATTTGCTACTGCATTTGCATTTGGTGTTGGTGCTGTTGGTATTCCTGACAAATTTAAGTTTATTTTTTGTGCTTGAACAAAACTTGTTGTAGCTACTGTATTGTTGCTGGTAAAAGAAGGTTGTGTGGGTGCCAAAATATTACCAACCAAACTTACATTTGTGAGCGTCACGTTTGACAAATTTGCTTTTGTGTTGGCAACTAGTTGCACAAACGCTGTTGTTGCAATTGAATTACTTGAACTTGAAACATTTGTTAAAGTTGGCGCCGTTGGATTACCTGTAAAGTTAGGACTATTAATGTTAGCCTTTAAATTTAGTGAATCTGTAAGTAATCTTAAAGGTACCGGAGCTTGAAGAGGACCACTTAGTGAAATATTAGGGACAGATACGTTACCAGTAAGTGTAGGATTATTTGGTTTTAATATTCCAGTTAAATTACCACCGTCACCGACAAAAGTATTTGCAAAAACTAAATTTGCTGTTACACGATTTGCTACTTGTAAATTAGCCAAAGATTCAATTGAGGCTGCGATTAGTCTTTCAGCTCTTATATTTCCATTTGCTACAGCACTCCTTAATTGCAATGTTTGTGTTTCAATAACTTGTTGGACTTTTAAATTACCTGATATCTCTAAATTAGATGAATTTTGATCAAATACTAAATTACGGCTAGCTGATAACTGATTTGAAGTGCTTGCAAATTGTAATGATCCTGGAATACCTGCTGCCGGTGGATTAACTACGGTTATGTTAGTAACATTTTGCCCTTGACTAGCTGCAGCCGCTGCTTGTGAGGCAGCGATTTGTGCAGTATTGGCTGCTGTTAATGCTATGTTTGCTGCTTGTCTTGCAATGATTGCTTCTGTATTTGCTGTAGTTGACATAATTACCTAATTAAAATGATGAAAGCGCCACACGTTTCCAAGTATTTGTTGAGGTACAAACATAAATGTAATTTGTATCCCAAACTATTTGTCCTGGTTGACCTACTGAGGTACCTAATTTGGTAAATTGATTTTGTTTAATTCCACCTGAAACACTTAAACTATTGGCTACGTTCGCATTTGTTGCTTGAACAATACCCATTGCAGTTACATTTCCAGTTATAACATTACCTGATGTTAAGTTGCCAGTTGCACTCATTAATCCAGTTGTTCTTAAATTGGCTCCAATTACATTGCCTGCACTTGTAATATTCCCAAAAGTTACATTACTATTAGTTTGAATTATACCACCAACAAGTAGATTTCCTGCTGTAGTAATACTTCCTGTTGCGGTGATCAAACCAGTTGTTCTTAAATTTCCACCTGTGATGTTACCTGTTGCAGTCATACCTACAGTAGCAACTATGTTTTGTGCAGATGTGATATTTCCTGTGACACTAAATGTACTACCAGTTATACCAGTAAAATTAGCAATTTGATTTATAACGAATGCAGTTGTAGCTATTTGATTTCCATAAGTATTATAGCCAGGTGTAGGGGCAATTGGAACTCCTGTAAATACTGGATTGTTAAGAGGTGCTACTCCAGTTAAACTTTGTCCATTACCTAATATTGCTCCAGAAACACTAAGTGTTGAAAAACCTGCAAAACTACCTGTAACATTACCAAAGACACTTATACTATTTGCTCGTAAATTTGATATATTTCCTGAAAACGCTGTTACATTACTAGCACTTAAATTACCTAATATATTTTCATTAACAGAATTAATAGTACCGTTTACAACAAGTTGGTTGTTTAAAAAAGTAAAATTACTTGACCCACTAAATACATTACCAGACCTAAATTGTACCCATCCGTTACTTCCTGCAGGAGAATTAGTAACACTTGTAAGTGCGATTGTGTTTGCAGTTCTTGCAGTATTAGCGTAGACTGCAGCTAGTGATGCTGAGTTACCAGCTTGAATTGCTGATCTATTAGCAGCAAGTGCGAATGATCCAGCTAAACTTGCAGAAGCATTAGCACTTTGTGCTGCTACAGTCGCAATATTTGCTTGTTGGCGAGATGTGGCAGCTGCAATATTTGCTGCATTCAAATCATTTTGAAATGTTGTTCCTGATGTTATTATGTTACTCATAATCGTTCCTTATAATTATTATGGTCTTAGTAAGGGTGGTATGCCAGCCCTGCTTATCTTACTTCCTAATTTCTTAGCATTGTCTTGTATGCTATATGGGTTGATATCTACTGTTAATCCAGTTTTGTATCTTGGATCGTTTTTTTGTTTAGGACTAGGTATATAACCACTAGCTCCTTCTTCTAATCCAACCTTACTTAATTCGTCATAGTAATATGGATTTTCATTTAAATGATCCAGTGCTATTTCTTTTGCTAAAGATGGGTGATTTGTATGCTCCATCTCAACTTTTATTCCTTTTTTAAGTTGTTGGTATAAATCTTGCATTAATACGTGATGTTTACTTGCAAGTTTACGTAATGTTAGAGTTGGCTTATCCAATAAATTTTCTTCTTCTTCCGGCAAACTTAATTTTTCACTTTTCAATTGATTTATTTTATCATATAATTTTGTTAAAATGCCTTTACTACGTAATGCTTTATATGCCAAATTTTCAGGACCAAACTCACCATGCATGTCTAGTCCAGCTTGTCTATATTTTTTAACTGTTCGTAATAAATCGTTGATGCGTTTTTCATCTTCATTTTTAAGTGCCAGCTCTGCTAAACGTGCTAGTTTATTAAATTTTAATCTCGTTGCAGCCTGATCTAAATTGGCTCTATGCTTTTTTGGAAGTCTTAACCATTCATCGTTTAGTACGCTATATTCACCCAAACTTATATGAGGTTGATTACTGTCCTGTACGTAAAGTTCAACATCATATCCACCAATCTGTATGTCATGATTTTCGTTATAAATTGTTTTTTTAGCGTCAAATAACTCACGGTATATAACGTCATTGTTCATTTTACTAATATCAACCAAAACATGTAAATCTATGTCACTATGTTTTGTGTATGAATAAGCGGCATTAGAACCAGATAATGTAACATCTGACACTTCTAAATGGGGGATACCTAAGTAATCTACAAAATCTTCTGCTATTAAAATTAGTTGCTTCCTTACTTCAGGACGCATTTTATCTCCCAAAAAAATCACTGGATTTAGTTGGTCGTGAAAAAATACTGCGTCATGCAGTTTAAAATTAGCTAGTTCCTTAAGGTTCATACAGTATTTATCAAAAAAGGGCTATAACAGAGTTCTGCTATAGCCCTTGGTATTTAATGACAGTGTAATTTATGCTGTCTTTTTACTTTTCTTTGTAGTTTTAGGTTGACCAACGTCTACTGGAGCTGCTTGCTGAGCAGCTTGTTGTGCTGCTTGTGCCTGTTGCTCTTGCACATACATAGGTCCAATTGTGTTCAACAAGTGCTGTTGATTTTCCATACAGAACACGTATGCACCGCTGTGACGTAACAGAACACGCTTATCTACGTAAACCTTACCACCTAAATCACGCCAGTTTTCACAGAAAGTCCAGTCCTCACTATAGTAGCGATTCTGACGAACTGCTGTATCAAAGTAAGTTTTTAGATACTTATCATATTTTGGATCAAGTCCAATGTCGTTCTTGTACTGTTTAACTGCAGGATGAACATTTAATTTTTCAAATACATGCTTTTTCATCAACAAGAAACCAGTACCTGCTTTACTAACTTCCTGTAGTCCGTCTGGACCTTCTTCTGCACCCTCAAATCCATTGACTACCCACTTGATTGGCATAGTCTTCATGGGATAAAGTCCACCGATAACATCCTTGTCACGGTTCAACAATACTAGTAAATGCCATGGCTCCCAACCAATATCAGCATCAACAAAGAATAAGTGTGTTGATTCTGCTTGATCTAGGAATTTAGCAGTTAGTGTGTTACGTGCGCGGCTGATTAGGCTTTCATTGACCATTGTTTCTAATGTCCAATCGATTCCCAACTGTCGAGCAGTATTTGCCCATTTAATGAAACTCATAAATGTGGACTCTGTTAACATACCACCATAGCATGGCATAGCTATGTGTACACGGGTAGTTTTTAGAAAGTCTACATTAACCTGTACTTGATTTTGAGCGGGCGCTGCAGGAGCGTCTTGTTCTTGAATTTCTTGAATTGCTTCTTGTACCTGCTCTACAGGTATAGTAGCTTCTTCTTGTGTTTGTTTTTTCTTAGCCATTTTATCCTCATGAAAATGTACTATTATTTACATGAGGAATATCATTGTAAATTATTTTTCGTCGAGATAATCTTCATTTATAGGTTCGTCAGGAAAAATCTGTTTGTAAAGATCCGATAATTCTTCATCACTAGCTAAGCTAAGATCACTAACATCATAATCCGTCGCTTTTGCTAGTCTATGGATCATTGCCTTGCGCATACCATAATCCATAGTATGACGGTTAGGTAAGTTAAATGGTTCTTCAGTTTCTCTTAAATCTGCATTTGAACCTTCAGCCCATCCTGTAAAATCATAAGCATCCATTGATGGTAACATTACGCTTTGACCTTTTTTGTTAGTTAAAACAATATTATCGTATTCGTCATCCCAACCAATTTTCCAACCTAATGTTTGAAGTATTGCAGATGTATGTTGCATAGCATTTTTAGGACCACTACCAAATCCTTTAGGGTCCATCACAGCATCTAGGCCCATACTATCTTCCTCTTGCCAAAACCAATCATTTGCTAATTTTAAAACTTTTGGTGGTAGGTCTTTATAAGTTAATTGCCTTTGTTCAGGCCTTTTAAATTGTAAAATCTCTCCCTCTTTAACATTTTTATCCTTACTAGGACCATAAATTATTGCATTTGGATTTACATTATATTTGGTAATCAATAACTTAATAATTTTATCTAATTCGTTATTTGGAATAGCTTTGGCAATAGGATATGTGAATTCTTTTTTATTATGTTTACCTTTTATAAAAACGTCAATTAAGTCAGATCCAAAAATAACGTTTCCTTCTTTAACATCTTTAGTAGAAATTGTTTGTATAGATTCTTTTATCAATTTAAGTATTTTTACTTTTTGCTCTACATTGGCTTCTTTGAGCATAGGACGAACACGTTGTATAAACTCTTTGATTTTTGCCTTTTTAGTTGCTGGTTTGAACTCTCCCATACGCTGACTTGCTTTCTGCATTAATGCTAACACTTCGTTATCGCTAAGTGCGTCTGGCATAGCATCTCGCCATACTTCAAACTTCTGTTCATCACTTGCGTTTGGATCTTTAAGAATTTCACGCATTGGAGTTGCCCTTGGTCCCTCTTCTGCTTGTGCTGCATCATCAACGTCTTGGCGTTTTATCACACTTAAATTTTCTAAACCTAATGTTTTGTAAACTACGTTGCCTGCTTTATCTTGTCCAACTAGATACTGAAATGCCTTAACTTGATCTGCACCAACTACTAACACTGCATTCTTATAACCTAACTCTGCTAGTGTTCTCATTAATCTATTAATATCAGGTATCTCATCGGTTGCACTTTGAAAGATATTTGCTTGTTTAGGAAAAACTTTCTTATAGATATATAATTTTTCTTCAGGATATAATGGATCGTCTGCACCTACTGTACGACTAACAAAAAAGTATGGATCAGCACCCATATTCTGTGCTTGTATAATAACTGCTCTAGCCAATAGCATGTGACCTTTATGTCCCATACCACGACCCCATCCCACTACTGCTGTATTACTTTTTCCTGTACGCTGTATCATAATTTTCTCGGTTGCCAATTAAGTTGGTCTATTAGTTTTAAAAATTGTCCGGGCAACGCATACTTGAAATTAATTTCAGGGTGTGCTTGTGCATAGCCCTCTGGTTTAGTTTGCATTATACCACCATGCAATCCTAAACTCAATGATTGTATTATTTTCATCTTCTCATTAGTTAATGCTTCTACTGCTCCCAACGTTGCTTCATATCCTGCTTTGTCTGCTAACATTGTTTGTGCTTTTTTTGCACTTAAATTATTTTGTGCCCAATTTGGAAAATCTCTAACTAAGCCTGATGTTCTCAAATGCTGATTTAAATAATTATATAACTCACCACCTGGATTATTCATTCCTGGCTTTGGTGCTAAAAAGTTATCTATTTTTTGTGCGTTCGTGCTTATAAATTGTGCAAGTCTATCTAATCCGGTTGTGTCTACTCCCGGCATTGATTCGGCGTATGTAGTACCTTGAACAATTACCTCTTGTGTTGAAAGTTGGTCTGCATCTTCATATCTTGTTTCATCAGCACTTCCGATCGCATCATAATAACCAGTAGCAGCAACCATCACTTTAGCATTTGCAATACGCTTACCTAATTCACTATCTGCAGGCACATGAAAAGTTGTTATATTAGGTTTAAAATCATAAGTATTCGTTTTTTGATTAAACACCGGCGGTGCACCAGGATAAAAAAGTAATCCACCTTCTATAAAACCTCTTTGTGGGCTTATTTGTTCAAAATAAGGCCATAAGCTTGCAAACTGTTTTGCAAACTGTGTGCGGCTAGCATCTGCTTGTCCACCTGTGCCTAATATAAAATTCATCACATCTTGTGGACTTTTAGTCAATGTAGATGCACCTGCTTTAGTTTGCATTGTACCTGATTTTAAATATTGCCATGCATTTTTGGGTATCATATAAAATGTACCGTTATCATCACGCCCCCAGTATACCACAGGCATTCCGTCCCATTTTAATTCTATTGTTCCATAATTTTCAGCCATGTCACGCATACGTTCTACAGCATGTAATCCACCATGACTACCGTTGGCTATTACTAGATCCTCAATATGTTGATATTTGCGACCTACCTGTCCTGCAGCTTCTAGTAATGCACTTATTCTCATTTTAACATGTCCATTGTGCGACGGAACCAACTACGAATATCCTCACTTAATTCTATGTTTGGTGCCCATTTATCTTTGATAGCTTTATATTTTTCTGGATTACTTCTTAATGCTGCTAGAATAGAATGCACACTACCCATATCGTCAGCACTAGCATTAGGTCCAATTATTATTTTTGCTATTTGATCTTTGTTGCTTGTAATTAATTCTTTCGTCTGACGATCAACAAGTCCTTTGTATGGACTCATCATCAAACTAGGATGTTCAGGAAGTGAACTCATATTTGTTAAATCAGCCCATATACCATGTAACGTGCCACCTTTCATGCTAGCATCTTTACTATAATCATGCGTATGTAATGGTACGACATCTCTTGCATTTTCTACTGCCATAATGTCTACTTGTGTGACATCATTACCTTCACCTGTTGGAACCCCTACATGCACACTAACACCTGATCTTGCAGCAAACATTCCGTTTGATTGGAAATATTCTTCCAATGCTTTACGACTGAGTTTAAGTTCTTTTGATGGAAAAACAGCCATTAATTCTGCAGCATCTATTAAAACATCCATATCGCTACTTACATCTTTTTTACCTGCACTTCCAATAGGATAGACATTAATTCCCTTAGGCATTAATTTTTGTAAATTACTAACGACGGTAGATACGTTTTTTCTTGTTACAGGCTTCGCATCAGGAACAACATTTCCACCTTCTGAAATTAAAGTTGACATTAGTAGCTTACCTTTATTGACTGAATGACACCTGTAGTAAAGTTAGTAATATTAACTCGCAACCAAACAAAATTACCAGATAAATTATAATATCCCAATTCAGTTGTAGAACTAGGACTTAACGTATAAACATTAAACCAATCTGTATTTGTAGGGTTCTCTGACAAACTTGCCTGCACAACAACTGTAGCAGTTACGTTGGTAAAGTTCCAAGTAAGTGTTTGTAAATCGCTTTTTCCTAAATAATAAGAGGCAGCGGTCTGTTTGGTGCCTGTAATATTTGGACCTGATCCAAAGGGAGTTTGAGATAAAAGAATAAGTGTAGTAGCCTGAGACATTATGCTTGCACCACTTCTACTACTACTGAATCACCCACTAATTCTTGGGCTACTTGTTCAAGAGCGGACTGAACTTCAGCTACCGCAATTCCAGCTGTGCCAGAATCATTATCTTTGACAATTTTACTGAATTTTATAACTAGTACATCTTCTACGATTTTAGCCATGGTAAATACTCCATTAATAGAGTATTTATCAAAATAGCTATCGCTGTTCTACTTTATAGGTTTTGCCCAAATATTCACCAAAATTCAATGCAAGTACTGACAAAAAGGCTTCGCTGTCATAGTCGATGAAAAAACAAGCGTCTAAATAACGTAGGCGCCATGTCGCTGGTCCTGTTGTTTTTAGCCATTTTTTCAAACTTCCAGTGGGGTATGCTGATTTACCATACTGTTGTAAAAAGTTCTCAAGTTCTATATGAAACCCGTCTGGAACTGTTTTGCTTCTAAAATATGTCCTAAATTTATGTTTTGGGTTATTACGCAACAGAACGCCCACGTCACCCTCTACTTTTATCTCTGAATAATGAACTGAACTAGGCGCTAAAGACTCTAATGATTTACATATTTCTAAATCATTGCTATAAACACTTACGCAATCGTAATCAATTCTGACTGTTGCACGTTCTTTAGGTATAGTATTACGCCAATTCATTAAATTGAGTAAAAATACTTTGTTTACAGAAGTATAATTATCTTCATATACCCTTCCAAAATTATAAGTTTTACGTAGGGCAATCGCTTTATCTAATTCTTTTTCACTTTTTGTATAGCGTATTAGACAGATATTAGGATAATATAAATAGGCTCTATATTTGTATTTTCCGTAATATAATTTATTTTTGGCAATAACCTTAATATTATTCAACTGTAATTACCCCGTCATATCCAACAAATGCAGTTACTTTTGGTGTAACAGTAAATTCAATTTCTTCACCATTTAATATTGCGAATACGTTAGAATTTTTTACATTGTCAAACACAATTTTCTTTGACAATGGAACTCTTATCAACTCATCAATTTTACGTGACAATGGTCTTGCACCCATTTTACTATCATATCCTACCTCTGCCAAATAGTCAACAACAGGTTCACTTAAGTTAAGAGTAATATCATGTGCTGTCTTAAGGGATTTTTTAAGTTCATCAACAAACTTAACCACAATCTTTTTAATAGCAAGCTTGTCAAGTTTATTAAATTTACAGATCAAATCTAATCTGTTTCTAAATTCAGGTTTGAAAAATTCTTTCATTGCACGTTCATCTTCACCTGTTTTTTCCTGTGAACCAAACCCAATTGCATTCTTTTCACTATCACTTGCACCTAAATTACTTGTCATAATAATAATACAGTTTTTAGCGTTAACCTCTTTACTATTGCTTCCAGTAACACGACCTTCATCAAGTAGCTGTAAGAATATATCAAATACTTCTGGGTGTGCTTTTTCGACTTCATCAAACAACAAAATTGAATATGGATTTTTTGATAAATCATTGATCAATTTACCACCACCTAAATTACCTTCTCCATATCCTACATAACCAGGAGGTGCTCCAATAAGTTTTGCTACACTATGTTTCTCTCCGTACTCACTCATATCATATTTGAGCAGTGGCATGTCTAAATTTTTGCTCAGTAGTTTTGCGAGTTCAGTTTTACCTGTACCTGTAGGTCCTAAAAACAAGAAACTACCAACTGGTTTTGTTTCATTATTGATACCTGCAAAGCTTACATAAATTCTTTCAAGAACTTTATTAACTGCATCGTCTTGTCCATAAAGTTTGTCTTTAACATTTTGATCTAGGTTCTTCACTCTGTCACTGAAATCATTACTAAGTTTATCTGCAGGAACGCCTGTAAATCGTTCAACTTGTTCATAGATTAACTCTTTAGTGATTTCCGCTTCTTTGTTTTCTAATACACGCTGTTTAGCACAGGCTGCGTCAAGTAAATCGATTGACTTGTCAGGATTTTTTCTATCATGTATATAACGTGAGGAACAATCTACACTTGCTTCAATTGCCTCTTCAGTAATTTTTACATTATGAAAATCATTCAGTCTTTGACTTAATCCACGTAGAATACGAATAGTGCTATCTGTACTTGGTTCGTCAATACCAACACGATAGAATCTACGCATTAATGCACGATCCTTTTCAAAACTTTCGTAGTACTCTTCCCAAGTAGTACTTGCAATAATCTTCAAAGTGCCTTTAGTAATTGCAGGCTTAATCATACTTGCAAAGTCGATTGAACCGTTATTAGTATTACCACTTCCCTTCATTGTGTGTGCTTCATCAATAAACAGAATAGCTTTTTTCTTAGTATTAAGTGCATCAATGATGTTCTTAATTTTTTCTTCAAAGTCACCACGATACTTTGATCCTGCCAACAACATACCGACTTCAAGGCTATACAACTCATGATCTTTTAAGAATTCAGGCACCGCATCTTCTATAATCATAGTAGCAAGACCTTCTGCAATCGCAGTTTTACCTACACCAGGATCACCTACCATTAATACATTTGATTTAAATCGTTTTGCTAATACATTTATAATATCGTTAAGTTCAGTGCTACGTCCAATTAATGGTTCTAATTTACCTTCGTGAGCCATTTTAGTAAGATTGATTGTATACTCGTCGAGAATTTCATTGGCTTGAGTATCTGTAAGATTGCCTGAATATTCTGCGCCCTTATAAGTTTTTTGCCAATGAGGTACAAATTCATTCTTAGTCATTCCATACTTTAACAAAAAGTAATGTGCATGACTATTGTTTTCACTCATAATGCTCAAATACAGGTCAACTGTCGTAACATTTTTACGTCCAGTAAATAATACCTGAGTAACACTACGATTAATCACACGCTCAAGACTGTTTGTTTTTTTAGGATGCACATCTTGACCTTGATCTACGTTTAGGACTATTGATTTAAGACTGTCTAGGTATGCTGTCAACTCTTTAGTTAAATTTTCAACGTCTATGCCAAATTGTTCTGAACATTTTTTGAATGGAGTGTGTTTCATTAAGGCTAGTAGCAAGTGTTCCACAGTACAGTATTCATGGCAACGATCCTTTGCCATAATAATAGCCTGCTCAATAATAGATTCAATTTCGACTGAACTGTTCAATTTAGTTTCCTTTATTTTTTGATTTTAAAATGCTAATTATCACATCATTGTCTATTTTATCAGGAACAAAAGGTTTAATCAATAACAATTGGTCTCCGTTGTATTGACCGTTCGTTAATCCTTGTCCAGTTATACGCAATGTTGTATTAGGTTGTGTTTTAGGTTTAATTGATACACTAAATGTTTTCCCAGAAATAGTTTGAAAGTCGATTGTAGTGCCAACAATTAAGTCTAAAACATCAATTTCAATTTCACTTGTTAAATTAAAACCGTTTCTTTGAAATTTTGGATGATCGTAAACCCGAAATTCCACAATTAAAACACCGTTTGGAATTAAGTTATCGTATCTTAATTGTTGACCATTTTCTATACCTTTGGGAACATCGATACGTACACTATGTGGCCCTGTGTTTGTTGAAAAATTTAATGTTTGTTGATCACCGTTATAAACCTGTTCTAGTGTTAGATTTACTATTGTTTTGTATGTTGGAACATGATGATGCCTGTGATGTCCAAACATCTGACCAAATATATCATCAATATTCATTGGTCCAGTTTGAAAACTAAATCCGCCTGGGAATCCATTAAATGAAAAACCCCCACCAGGAAATCCGCCCTTAGGCATATCATACTCAGTTTTTTTCTGAGGATCGCTTAATGTTTCATATGCTGATTGAATTTCTTGAAATTTAGCAGTATCACCACCCTTATCAGGGTGATGAATACTTGCTAGTTTTTTATATGCTTGACGAATTTCGTCTTGTGATGCGTTACGGTCTACGCCTAATGTATTGTAATGGTCCATAGTTGATTATAACATGTTTCCTGTAATAATCAAATATTTATGGCTACGCAGCTCCAGCTACTTTTTCTTTTGTACGACCATAAGCAGCGATACCAAGAACTGCACCCATTGCGATATGGTACAAACCTGCACCTTGCAATGTTAATGGTTGCCATTGGCTAGTCACTTGCCCATTACTTAATGCTTGCAATAGTGACCAAAGAATTGGGAATACAACAAAGTCAGCGGTACAAGTCATCATATATACCCAACCCATTACTGGACGCCATTTTTTGTTGATCCAATCTGTAGCATCTTTATCAAGTGCGACGGTTGATTCGCCACCTTCACTCATTGCACCACCGCCACTTTTTAGTGATTCTGCTTGATTGTGTACTACCTGTACGTTATTATTATTTGGCATATTTGCTCCTGTATTTGAAAAAGCAGGAGATGATTGTGCTGATGCACTAAAACTACTTCCTGCAGGTATTTGACTTATTGTTGGATCATTTGCCATTTGTGTATGATGATCGTCACTTAATCCAAAAGGATTTTCTCCGTTTGCTTTTTTTGCCAATAGTGTTGTTCCCATTTTTGCTCCTTATAATCCTGCCATTGCTTTAAAATTTTTTAATTCGTTGTCTTGTTCTGTGTAAATTTTGTGAGGTTCTATACCTGATAGTTCACGCATTTCATTTAATTCAGTTTCTTTTGCTTCTCTATATTGATGAGGAGACAATAGTATATTTGATTTTAATTGATCTATGTCAGCTTCAATTTCAATATCGTTAACTTCAATTGTCCAATCAGACATTTCAAGATTAGTTAGTGTTTCTAAATCTTCTAGTATTTCAATTATACGCTCTGGTACTTTTGATCTACGCTCCATTTCAACAAAAACTACGTGTTTACCTCTTCTAACTTCACCCTTACTTACTTGTGCGTCTATAACAAAATCATAACCCTTTTCAAACCATGCTGCTAAATCTTGACTTGCTTCCCTACCTTTTACAGTAAAGGCTAGAGTAACCGTTTCGTCATCACTTCCAGTCTTAGCTTCATACTCATCAATTGAAAGTACAGGGATAATTTGTCTTACAAAATCTTTGTAATCTACTCCTTCATTTAATTGGTTCATACTGGTGCTCCTGGCATTGGTCCCGGCATCGCTCCTGGCATTGGGGCAGCTCCTGGCATTGGTCCTCCCATGTTATCCATATCCTGATTTAGTTGATCGTCCTGCTTAGCATCTTGATCGTAATCATTTTCATATGCTTCATCCAATTCATCCAAGTCAATTGTCTGATCAGCAAGATCAATTGACCCTTCTCGTATCTCATTCATTAATTGTTTTGGCATTTCAATACGCACAAGCCAAACTTTTCTTTTTATCATTTTAGGGTAATGCGTACCTGCCTGAAAATCATTAGGATCTTTAATTTGAATAGGTATTTCTAACTCTGTCTTTTTATAATGCACTGAGCAACCCACCCCAATTAGTCTTTTACCTGCTCTAGGATCCGGCATCAATTTTAAAGGATACATGAATACACAGGTAACTGTATATTTTTTGATATCAGGGCCCTCAACTAATTCTCCTAAATCCCAATTTCTAAAAGCATAAAGGTCCGCTTCATCTAATACACGCTCAAAATCAAGTAATGTCGCTATCGATCCGTCACTGGTATAAATACCCTTTATCGTATCAATTATGCTGACATAATCAATATCTTTAAAAAATTCGGTTGCTGGTAATTTTTTCATAGTATTGTATTTATCACGGTAGGGACTTGTTTCTGGATATTGAAAAACTGCTGGACAGCTTAATATTTATCAGCATTTGCTGCTCAAAAAGTCTACTATCTTTAACTTTAATATCGTCTGTAAATAAGCTTGAGTGTATAACTCATTTTTCACATAGGAGAAGCAACTTGAGCAAGAGAAAGACTGGAGCTTTAAGAAAAGCAGATGCAAAAATGACCAATATTAGAAAACACACAGACCAAACTTTCTACACAAATGAATCAAAAACCATACAATTTGACACGTTAAGACCTAAAAAAACGTCAGTCATACAACTAGTCCCAAAATCAATTAATCAAGAAAAATACATTTTAGAACTACTGGATCCAAATACACATATTGTAATTGGAACTGGTCCGGCTGGTACAGGAAAAACATACTTGGCTATGCTTGCAGCAATTAAAGCATTAAAGACACAACAAGTAGATAAAATTTTACTTACACGTCCTGCCGTTGGTGTAGATGATGAAAAGCATGGATTTCTACCGGGGGATATTAACGCTAAAATGGAACCTTGGACTAGACCATTATTTGATGTATTACGTGAATTTTACACGGCTAAGGAAATAACCCACATGCTAGATGAACAAATCGTAGAGATTGCGCCCCTAGCCTTTTGTCGAGGAAGAAATTTCAAAAATAGCTTTGTGATTGTAGACGAATCTCAAAATTGCACTCCTAACCAATTAAAAATGATTATGACTAGGATTGGGGTAGGTACAAAAATAGTTATCACAGGAGATATAGAACAAACAGATAGAAAAAAATTAGATAATGGACTTTTAGACCTTCAAAAACGTTTAGAAACTAAAAAAGTAGAAGGAATAGAAGTTTGTAATTTTACATATAGAGATGTTCAAAGACACCATATAATTGAACATATTTTAGAAATGTACAAATAATAAAAAGGGAGTTTAATCTCCCTTTTTATTTAAATCCTCAAGATTTTGAATAATAGTTGGATATACTTTTCTGTAATATTCAGTGATTGTATTCCAATCTGTGTCCATTTTTTTGCCGTCAATCATACATCTATCTACACTATTTTCTTTAAAATCTAGTATAATATTACAGGTTTGAATATCTGATGTTCGTAAGTTTTTTACAACAGAGGCTTCTTCATCAATTTGTCCACCTGCTTTCTTTTTAAAAGTTATTAAAAAATATCTCAATTTGTTAACTCCGCTAGTGTTGCAGCCAAACTTATTTCTGGAATACCAACCATTGACAGATTTACTAAACCATTTCTAATTTTAATTATTGCTGCATCACGTGATTCATGTGTTTGACCCCATAAGTCGAGATTGTTATACATCCAACGATATATATCTTCTAGTCTCGTAGGGTGTATATCAAGATATTGCATTAATTCCTGACGACCCTCTAAAATTTTTCCTTGTTTAAATAATGTAGTAGCCTTAATCAAAAGATCATCTTCAGTGTTACCAATCTCTTGTATACCTATGAGCTTACCTGTGCTACTGTTGACTTGTATCTGATTTAAACATTTACGCAAATCTGGGTAAGTGGCACGTACATAGGTATCTAGTACATCAATATCAAATTCAATGTTTTCATTTAAAAGAACTGTTGCTGCACGTGCTGTAAATTCTGCTAAGTCCGTTTTATTAATATGAACTTGATGACATCTGCTTTTTAATGCAGGGATAATTCTATATTCATAGTTACAAGTTAAAATAAATCTACATGTTTGATGATATGTTTCCATATCACTACGTAGTGCTGCTTGACCCTGCGGAGTTAAGTAGTCTGCCTCATCAAGTAAAATTACTTTGAACTTACCGAAAGGCATTGTCTGAACGAAACCAAGTATTTTATTTCTTACAACATCTACACTGTTTTCACGACTTGCATTTATTTCTAGTACGTCATAATCACTTACGCCTAGTTCATTTATCAAAACTTTTGCAAGTGTAGTTTTACCAGTACCGGGATCACCGCTAAACAATAAGTGCGGAATAGATTCATCTGTTATCCAACCCTGTACTTGTTCTTTTTGTCTACCGTCTACGAAAACATATTCTTCAACAGAGTTTGGTCTATATTTTTCTACCCAAAGTTGATTTTTCATTTTTTTAACATTTCTAATGTAATAATTTTACCCAACGCAGTTCCTAAATCTTCTCCGCTTGGTATAATATGCAAAACTTTTCTAGGATAGTTAACTTGTATTGCACTAGGATTATAGTCATTCATAGTCATTTCTAAAACATGACCACCTGTTGCAGGATATAAAGTAAAGTTTATAGATGATGTTTCTATACTTTTAGTATGATATTTTGAACCTACTATTTGATGTATTGTATCAACTTCTCTTAAAGGTTCGACCTGTGCGCTATTCCACGCTTCGATAGACCATTGTTTAAATTTTTTCTTTAACCATTTCATTAAATCACCTTATCACTGAGTGTATCATCTTGTATGGGTTCATCACTTACCATAAGCACATCATTAGGATCAACTTTACGTATAGTTTTTTCACCCTCATGATCTTCGATTTTAACACCTCTAGTCCAGCGACCGTGAGCAATAAGGATATATTGCCCAACACTTACTGATTTTTGTTCCGGACCTATAGCGTAAACCTTTGCCCATCTTGGTCTAATACCCGATAATTTAGTATCATCTCCGGGCAATATAATGCCACTAGAAGTAATTCTAGCATCAAAAGACATATCACTTACAATAATAGTGTCATGTAATGCAGTTAGTGTATTAATTTTAGTTGGTTGATATTGGTATTTCATGTACGATCCTTTTTATTCATCATCAAAATCATTTAATTCCGATAAATTTATCTGATCACGAATGACCGGTGGTCCTTTAACAGGTTTTGGTGCATTTACAACTGTTTTATTGTAGGCTTCGGCAACTCGACTAGACGCATCTTGAATAATTCTATTTTGAGCATCTAACAAATCACCCCTTGCATTAGATTTCATATTACCAACTGCACGTGTTTTTTCGTTACGTGTAGCCATTGCTCCCATATCCACTGTTCTACCCATCGCTGTTCTATATTTTGACATAATTACCTCCTATTTTAAGAATTCGTCAATCGACAAATCGTAATACAAACTATTTATTCTGTGTACTCCTATCAAAAATAGAACGTAACTGGCTACGCTTGACCCTCTTCCCACTCCCCAAACTATATTATTTTCTCTCATCACATCTACTAGATATTTTAAATATTGTAATAGTGGGAAGAGACCTTTTTCTTGAAATAAAAACAGTTCTTCACCTGCTCTTTGTAGTTCTGCTTCAGTGTTACATTTGTTCAAAACATACAGTGCTATATCCAAAGACTTATATTCTTCCGGCATTAACCATTTTAATTGTAATTCAATGTCATAGTTTTGTAAATCACAATCTTTTTGATTATAGGATAATACATTTGGAGTATTAGATAATTCTAATGTTTCGGAAAAAGTGATAGGGTTTTCGGTAAGAAAAGACTTAATAATTTTGTCTGGATTTTTAAGATAAAAATCACAAACATCATCCTCAGTTAAAATTTGTTGTCCAAACTTATCAGTTTTCATTTCAACATTATAACATAAAGAAATGAAATTAGCAACTTTGTCTTAACCATTTCTTTTGTCGAAATTTACGAAAACGATTTCTGAATTTTTTGGAGAATCAAATGGGTCTTTAACTTCGTAGCTTAAACTTAAATCATCCCATGATACTGTCTGTTTTATTAATTTAACTAGCTTTTTTGATTTTGATGAGCTAATAGAATTTACATTGTTAAACTTTGGCGACGCTTCATTCCACCAACCTGGTTCATTAAATGGTCCAAAGTTTTCTTCAATAGAATGTAAATGATGTATATCGTCACTGTATAAGCTTGTAACGGAAATGTCTGTTACAAGCATTC